AACAATGGCGATGATTGCGTTGTGTTCATGGAGAAGTCAGATCTCAATCGTTTCCAATCTTGTCTTAATAGCTGGTTCCGTGAAATGGGTTTCAACATGGTCGTTGAAAAACCCTCTTATGAATTCGAACAGATAGAATTTTGTCAAACTCGCCCTATTTTTGACGGTTCTACCTGGATGATGTGTCGCAACCCTTGGACAGCCATTGCAAAGGATTCTGTGCTTTTGAAACATCCCAACCAAGTTGGCGATGGGTTCTTTAAGCAATGGTTGGATGCCGTTGGTACAGGTGGTATAGCGTTGGCTGGAGGAATGCCTATCTTCCAATCATTTTACAAGATGTATAAGCGATCTGGGCAAACTCTTCGTAGGAATAGGAAACACAAACTTGTTGGTATGAGCACATTTGAATTGCTACCCTGGTATATGAGGGAGGTGGGGCTGCATGGAAAGAAAGTAGAGTGTCAAATAACTCCTGACGCGCGAGCTTCATTCTACTTTGCTTTCGGTGTAACACCTGACGAACAAGTTTGTCTTGAAGGACACTACGATGCTATGAGTATTTCCACGTCTCACGGTGAGTGGCATCCCCGTGAGATATTTCCTTCTGCAGTGTGATGTAATGTAGGTTAGAGTAGGATGGGGTTGTCGGGTTTGTAAGCCAAAACTCATTTGAGATGCTAATACAAATGCCAAGAGACTGCACGGCTTAGGTCATCATGCCTCCCGACAATGAACAGTCCCGATGAACAGCGGGATCCCATATATGTTTTTAATTCCTGCTATTATTGCTGCTGCTGCTATAGAATTAGGTTCTGCTATTAAAACTACAGAAAATCAACCTCACACAACTCCTAAAGTTACTCCCGAGTCTATTGGAGCTGGTCCCTCTAGTACAACTAGAACCCCTCGTAGATTTGCCTCATCTGATGATTCTATGTCTGATAAGCAAATAGTTGTATTTGGAACACCTACACATCCTGGTATTAATACCGCTGCTGTTACCTCATCAGGCAATTACACTGATTGGAAAAACGCTATAACTGAAAAACAAATCCATCAACTTAGTCCTGCTCAGTTTATTAAACAACCCTTGGTCTTGCAAGCTTGCCACAGCCGTACGTGCTGCCTTGCCTGGTTTTACTCCTGAGTGGGTTATAAACACAGGTACAGACATCTGTTTCAACGCACTTAAGTGGGCTGCTGCCAAAGGTTTACCCATTGTACAAAAGACTATTGTTGATCGAGTTGTTCATCTTTGGAACGGAATGACGAAGAAAGGTAAAGCTGCCTTGACAAAACCCAGGGCTATTAAAGCTGCTAAAAATGTTGTTAGTGCGATCTCTACTCCATCCAGTAGATCAACCACTGGGGCTTATATGGCGGGGGTATCTTATCCTGCTGCTATGAGCAACGTTGTTGGGAAAACTGGGTCCGCTGTCATTAAGAACCGCGGTAGGGGTGTTATCATCTCACATTCTGAGATGATTAGTACTCTTACGTCATCGGCCACCTCTAACAACTACACCACAAATTCCTTCGTCATCAACCCAGCTAAAGCTGACGTGTTTCCCTGGTTGAGTAGTATTGCCATCAATTATGATAAATATCGTATACGTCGCATGACGGTCCATTTGAATAGCATGCAACCCACTAGTGTTGCTGGTAAGATGGGTATTGCATATGACCCAGATTCCACCGATGACCTCCCTGCTGATAGGGCCGAGGTGTATGCCATGTTCAAACATGTTGAAGGACCGTTGTGGCAATCATTGTCATTTGATGTGCCTGTCTCACGACAAGAGAAGTTTTGTAACACCCACACTGCTGTTGATTCTAAGCTGATTGACGAAGGTATGGTCGTAATCTTTTCGGATCTAGTGACTGCCACCTCCGCTGCCTTGTGTGATGTTATAGTGGATTATGATGTCGAGCTGCTTGATCCGCAGCAGGCGTTGTTCTCCACGATGACAATTTCATTAGCTGGTATATCTTCCACTGGAGGTCAAGTTATCACCCCTACTAGGGTAAACGGGCCTAAGTTGGCTACGTTCTTCACTGGATCAGCGAACGTATTTTATATGGTGCCATCTCCTGGGTACTATTTTGTTAATGTCACAGCTTCTGACACTGGTGCTGCATCTCCTGATTTCTCTGTCACAAATGGTACTTCTGCCCAGATGTTCGGATCTAGGGCAGGTACAACAACTAGAATTATTATTAATTTGTATATCAGGATTCAGACAAATTCCGTTAAACCAACATTGGGGACCTTTACTGGTGATTACATTGGGTTCACTAAAGCGGGTGTGGCTGACTTATCATCGTATGAACATATCCACATCGATGTCACCCGCATCACCCCCACAACGTATCACAACATGCTCAAAACTGACTACACCACTACTGCTGCTGGTGGAGCTTTTTAGATTCTGGTTTGTCTTAGTTAGTATTTGTTGTGTGTTTAAGAGCCACTCTCGGGCCTAGTACGGAGGGTGTGTAGGACGTTGTGCCATGACCCAGCAGTGTATCTCGAATATGAGAGAAGCGAAATAGGACATGGTGGGACACAACGTTTGAATGCACTAAAAAGAAAAATTTATATAAAATTGCCAAAAATATGTGTTGGGGGTGTATGAAAATACGGGCATGACGGCTTTTAATTAAGTCCTTGTGTACATGCGTGTTGCCTAAGACCCCTGCAGTAGCCAACCTGCGCT